AATCCGCAGCCAAATCCCAGGTACGCCTTTATCGCACCCACTTTTAAGCAAGGCAAAAGTACAGCATGGGACTATATTAAAAATTACAGCAGAAATATTCCTTATATAAAATTTAACGAATCAGAACTCAGATGTGATTTCCCCAACGGTTCTAGGATTACCATACTGGGTGCTGAAAATGACCAGGCGTTAAGGGGGATCTTTTTAGACGGCTGCGTTTTTGATGAAACCCAGAATATTAGCCCAGCCCTTTTTCCAGAAATTATCCGACCTTCTTTAGCTGATCGAAAAGGTTGGTGTATTTTTATAGGAACGCCCAAAGGCCAAAACTACTTTTATAAACTTCATAAACAGGCAGAAACAGAAAACGACTGGTGGACTGCGACCTACAAAGCCTCTCAAACTAAGGTGCTGGATGATAAGGAATTAAAGGCTGCGAAAGCGGTCATGTCGAAAGACTTGTACGAACAGGAGTTTGAATGTTCGTTTCAGGCAGCGATTACTGGCTCTTACTATGGAAAAATCATTGAGGAGCTTGAAAAATCCAATCGGATTACCGATGTTCCTTATAACGAAAATCTAAGGACTGAAACCTGGTGGGATCTGGGTCTTAAAGATTCTACGGCTATTTGGTTTGTTCAGCGTTTGCAAAGCCAATTAAGAGTTATAGACTATTATGAAAATTCTGGTGAGGGCTTGGATTTTTATGCTGACATCCTTGATACAAAACCTTATAAATATGATAGACATATTGCTCCGCATGATATAAAAGTAAGAGAACTTGGAGCTTATGGTAAATCAAGGTTGGAAACAGCTTTGGAATTGGGTATATCATTTGATATAGCTCCAAAACTTTCAATCGAAGATGGAATTGAAATGGTGCGGAAAACTCTACCCCAATGCTATTTCGACAAAAACAAAACTTATCAGGGAACTGAAGCGTTGAAGGCTTACCAAAAAAAATGGGATGAAAGAAATCAGTGCTTTAAGAACCGACCAACCCATAACTTTGCTTCCCATCCGTCTGACGCTTTTAGAACAGGGTGTACTTTTTTCGGAGGAAAAGTTAGCGACTGGAAAAAGAAAATTAAAGTGGACACAAGCTACGTAGTTTAATCATGGCAAAAAAAATTCTAAAACTAGAAGACCCAACTTTACGAAGTATTCTTCAAGGACAAATTAATAATGCGATTGGGTATCTAGGCGGTCTCCTTTCCGATCAAAGGGAAAAATCTTTAAAATATTATCAGGGTGATCCATTAGGAAACGAAATGGCTGGAAGAAGCCAAGTCGTTAGTACCGATGTCGCTGATACCATCGAAAGTTTATTACCAAATTTATTAAGAGTTTTTACTTCATCAGATAAAGTAGTAAAATGTGAACCAGTTAGAGCTGAAGACGAACCATTAGCCGATCAAGCAACCGCTTATCTCAACCATATTTTTTATAAAGAAAACGATGGCTTTACCCTTTTGTATAATTTTTTTAAAGATGCTCTAGTAGAAAAAAACGGAATCCTAAAAATCTTTTATGATGAAACGCAAGAAGTTGAACATGAAACTTATAAAAACCTAACCGATGAAGAATATAAAGTTTTAATAGACAGCTCTGAAGTGGAAATTCTTGAAGAAGAAGTAAGGGATGATGAGAAAGCTGCTGAACAAATTGAAATAATGAAAGCTCAAACGGCTGGACAAACGATGTCGGTTGAAGCATTAGAAGTAGATATTCCTATTCCTCAACTCCATGACTGTCGAATTAAACGAACATCTAAAAAAGGAAAAATTAAAGTAGAGTCTATTCCACCAGAAGAATTTTTAATTGATAAGGATGCGGTTAAACTAGAGGATGCTTTATATGTGGCTCACAGGGTTCAATTAAGCAGAACTGAATTAATTGAAATGGGCTATGATAAAGAGGAGGTTTATAATTTACCGACCTCTGATGCAACGATTATCAATATGGAAAAATTAGCAAGATTTAGAAATATTGAAGACTATCCTTATGATAACTCCAACGATCCTTCCACACAAAAAATTCAAATTTATGAAAATTATATTCGTTATGATTATGATGGCGATGGCATTGCCGAATTAAGAAAGATCGTTTCAGTAGGATCGTCTGCTTTTTATATTTTAGAAAATATGCCATGCGATCAAATTCCTTTTGTTTCCGTTACACCGATCCCAATGCCGCACAGATTTTATGGAAGGTCTGTGGCTGAATTGGTAGAAGACATCCAGTTAATGAAATCCACAGTGATGAGACAACTGTTGGATAATATGTATCTAACCAACAACAACAGGGTGGCGATCATGGATGGTATGGTGAACATGGATGATATTCTTACGACTAGACCTGGGGGAATTGTTAGAACCAAACAACCACCGAACCAAGTCATGCAGCCGATACAGGCTCAACCTATTTCACAACAGGCTTTTCCTTTATTGGAATATCTGGATCAAGTCAGGGAAGTACGAACTGGCGTTACCAAATATAATCAAGGATTAGATTCTGAAAGTTTAAATAAAACGGCAACAGGCATTAATGCTATTCTTAATCAAACGCAAATGCGTTCTGAATTAATTGTTAGAATTTTTGCCGAAACTGGTGTGAAGGATTTATTTAGAAAGATGTTTGCCCTTTCGGTTAAATATCAGGATAAAGAAAAAATTATTCAACTTAATAATGAATATATTGCGGTATTGCCGACAGAATGGAAAGACCGTTTTAATATTTCCATTACCGTAGGATTAGGTACAGGCACAAAAGAACAACAGGTAGTGATGTTGAATAATATTTTACAAAAACAATTACAGGCTTTTGAACTCCAAGGGCATAGAGACTATCCTATGGTAACGATGAAAAATATATATAATACCTTGGCGAAAGTGGTCGAAAATGCTGGATTACAAACAGTGGAAAGTTATTTTGTTGATCCTGTTAAGGGACAACAGATGGTAACACCCCCTCCACCTCCTCCTGTTTCTCCTATAGAAAAAATTGAAATGGCTAGAATTGATGCGGAAAATAAGAGAAAACTTGCTGATTTGGACTTGCGAAGTAAGGAAGCAGAATTAGATCATCAAGCCCAACTGTTAGACTTTGAAGCAAAAATTAAAGACATGGCTTTAAAATACAATACTCAATTAGATACCGCTAAATTAAAAGCCGATGCCGAATTAGACAGAGTTATTATTGCTCAAAGATCAAAAAACCTTGAACAAGCAGAAAAAAGTGCTAGTATGTTCAATAAGCGTTTTGAAAATATAAATGGACAGCAGAGACCAAGACAAGCGACTCAAGGAGTTGAGCAGATCATCTCAAGCCAAACAAATATTGGAGAATAAACTTTTTCAAGATTCGTTTGAGATACTTAAAAAAATTTATTCTGAGGCTTTGCTAGATCGAACTGCGGTTAGAGAAAGCGAAGCTAGGGAAAAATATTGGTTAGCCTATCAAGTTTTAAAAAAGGTAGAGCAACATTTTAAAGAAATTCTTGAAACTGGAAAGTTGGCAGAAAAACAAATCGAAGACTTCCAGAAATCCAAAGAAAAGAAATTCTAATCATCAAGGTTAGAATAAGCCAACCCTCAATAGGGAGCTTAAACACAGGAGGGCATTTATGTCTGACGTAAATCCATTACTGTCTCCAAAGACAGTGCAAGGTGCTGCCAATGCAGTTGAGACATTGTTAGATCAGGGTAAAATTAATTTACCGACAACTACACAAACTCAAAAAGCAAAAGCAGACAAGGTTGTTCAAAAGAAAAAAACAGAGGAAGCCAAACCTACCCAGGAAGCTACCGAAACAAAAACTGAAGAACAGCCACAATCCGAAACTCAATCTGAAAAAGAAATTCAGAAAGTTGAAGATCAAGTAAAAGCATCCGAAGCGGAAAACGCTGAAGAAACTCAAGATACCAGTCTTTACCAGGTAACAGTGAACGGTGAAAAGATTGACGTAAACCTTGATGAACTAAAAGCAGGTTATCAAAAAGATGCCGATTATAGACGCAAGACAGAAGAATTAGCTATCGAAAGAAGGCAATTAACTTCTGACAAAGATCGTCTTACAAAAGACTATTCAACTAAATTAGAAAATTTGAATAATCTAACAGCGACTTTAAACGCTGAAGCAAGTAGCGAACTTAATTCAAAAGAATTAGACAAGCTATTTGAGGAAGACCCAAATGAAGCTGCTAAAATTGAGAGAAAAATAAGGCGAAAAAAAGAAACAATCGCACAAGCTCAAAGAAAGCTAAGAACTCAACAACAAGAGCAGTTTCAAAGTGTTTTAAGGGAAGAACAAATGAAGGTGAGATTAAAACATCCTGATTTTGGTGATCCCATTAAGGGAGCTACCTTACAAACAAACTTACGAAACTACATGGTGGAAAGAGGTTTCTCAGATAAAGAAATTGCTGGAATTTATGATAGTCGTATATTTGATGTGGTTTTAGATGGGATGACCCATCGTAACAATATAAATAGGCCGAAACCAAATTTGGCTAAAAAAATTGTTAAACCTACTCAAGTGGTCAAGCCAGGCGTTAAAGTTAATAAAGATGAAAAAATGAGTAAAATAAGGTTGGATAAAATTAGTCGTCTGAGAAAAACTGGTAATCCTAAAGATGCCGTTGATCTTTTGACGAAATATATGTAACAACCAACTAAGGAGAAAACAAATGGCTGTATTATTATCTTATGATACAACAGGCATAAGAGAGGACTTGGCGGATATTATTTATAATATTTCACCAGCAGATACTCCCTTTATGTCGGGCGTTGGTAAGAACAAAGCGACTAACACTACACACTCATGGCAAACAGATACTCTAACTGCTGTGGCTGCTAATGCGAAAGCCGAAGGAGCTTCGATTTCATATCCTACGCTTACTTCATCTACCAAAGTCAGTAACTATACTCAAATTTCTTCAAAGGCTTGTCAAGTGTCTGGAACAGATGACGCTGTGAATTTAGCTGGAAGAAATACAGAGTTAGCATACCAGGTGGCAAAATCCGCAAAAGAACTAAAAAGAGATATGGAAAATGCTCTTTTAGCTAATGTGGCGGCTGCGGCTGGAACTTCAGGTTCACCAACAAGATATTTAGGAGGATTACCAACTTGGTATTCAACTAACGTCTCTGCTGGAACTGGTGGTTCTGGATCTGGGGGTGGTGCTATTAGAACCGATGGAACTCAAAGGGCGTTCACAGAAACTTTACTGCGTTCAGCTTTGAAGACTACTTGGGACAGTGGCGGAAACCCTAATGTAATCATGCTTAATGGTTTCAATAAACAAAAACTATCCTTCTTTACAGGTGGAGCAACTAGATTCGACAAAGCAGAAGATAGAAGATTAATGACTTCTATTGATGTTTACGAATCTGACTTCGGAACAATGCAAGTTATTCCGAATCGTTGGATTAGAAAAGCTAATTCAACTTCCGCTAAAAGAGGACAAGATGTTCACTTACTAGAAATGGATTTCTGGGCAGTGTCGTTCTTGAGAGATTTCAAACTCCAAAATCCTGCTCAGACTGCTGATGCAACACAAAGATTTTTGGTAGCTGAATATACTCTTGAAGCGAAGAATGAACTATCAAGCGGATTGGTTACAGACGTAACTACTTCGTAATACTTAACAGTGTGAGGGGGGTAATCTAAAAAATCTGCTCCCCTTGCATTTATATTAACATTGAAGTCCTGAGATTAGATTAAGGGCGGAACAATGAGGATAAAAACATGAGAACACTTAATGACTATTTTATAACTGCAAAGATTGCAGACATCAGCACAGCATCTTCAACATTTGTTGGAATACCTGATGGTGGTAGAGTCATCAAAATCATAACGGCACTTCAAGGAACGATTGCTACAGCAAATGGAGCAATTACTTTTGAAATTGGCGGAACAGCTATGACCGATTCAGCAATTACGGTTGCTTATTCTGGTTCTGCTGCTGGAGATGTAGATACATCCGAACCAACTGCGGCAAACACAGTTTCGGAAGATGGAACTATTGAAATGATTACCGATGGTGCTTCAACCAATGCAATCGTACTTTATGTAACATTTGTTATTAGAAGATAGTATTTGTTATTTAAAAATAGTATAAACAATATTGGGGGTGGCTCTGACCTAGCGGTTTTTCTACCCCCTTTAAATTAAACAGGAGAAAAAAATAAATGGCTTATAATTACGGATTATACGCAGGAACAACACATAAAGTAACTTCTTCAGGTTCTAGTGCGGCTTCAAGCACAGCTTTTGATGACGCTACAATTTTTGTAAGAGTGGTTGCAAGTGCCGCAGGGCATATTGTATTTGCTTCTTCGCCTACCGCAACAAATAGTGATATTTATTTACCAGCAGGGCAAATAGAAGTATTTAAAGTTGCACCTGGTGATAAAGTGGCTTTTATTGGTTCTGGAGATTTGTACGCTACTGAAATGTCTTAATGGCTAAACCTAGAGCTTATGGTTATGTTCATGTAAAGCACACTAGGAAGAAGCGGCCAGGTCGTCATACAAAGTCGTATTCCAAGAGAATACCAAAGAAAAAAAAATATAGAGGTCAAGGTAGATGAAACAAGAAACACAAGTAGACGGTTTAAACAAAACTACTTTCATTAAAGATGAAATGGAAAAGAAAATTGCCGTTAAAGAAGAACAAAATATTAATCCCCACCTTAAACACAATAAAGAACTTTATAATCATAACGATGGCTATTCCAAAAGTAGAGCTTGGAAAAGGGTAGCTTCCGTTCCTACTTTAGCGTTGCAAATTTGGGCAAAGGAAGAAACAGGTGATAATAATTGGTTTCGTTTACCTAAAGAAACTCAAAACAAAATTTTAAAAAAGAAATTGAATAGCAACGAATATCAATACTTTAAAACTGCACCAGGAAATATATAATGGCTAAAAAGAATTGGATTCAAAAAGCAATTAAAAAGCCTGGAGCTTTAAGGAAATCTTTAAAGATTAAAAAAGGACAAAAGATTCCCCTAAAGAAACTAAAGGCAGCCTCTAAGAAAGGTGGCAAGTTAGGAAAAAGGGCTAGACTGGCCTTAACACTAAGAAGATTAAGAAGGAGCATATAATGGCACTAAAATCAAAAAGAGGTCTAACTAAAAAAGAAGAAGAAACAGTAAATGAAATGGATAGTCATGTAAGAACTGCTGGTTTATCAGGAGATGACAAATTAGCTTTAAAACGATTTGGAAAACTTTTTAACGAACTTA